GTAGATAACAAACTTGCCCAATGTGCATTAGTGCGTTGCGCTAAATCACGAATACGCGCCATCACCTGGCCAGTTTTATCACGGCGAAGTTCTTTAACAAGTACTTCAATCGTTGCTTCATAATGCTTGTTAGTGATAGATAAACCGTTTTCACGGAAACCTTTCGCATTACGACCGCCAACCCATTCCTGCATTGCTGGCGACTGACCTAACCAGTTGTAAGTTTCTGAGTCTTGATCAGATGTAAACAGCATTGATAATGCATTTAACCATGCAGCGCCATCATCCTGCTCAAGTGTTTTGTAAAATTCGCCGATAATCGCACGGCTGCTTAAAGTTGAAGCTCCCATTTTATTCTCCTTATGCTAAGACTTTCAGGGCATCGAACTCAACGATACAATCAGTGCTTGCTATCCAGCGAGACACGTAACCAATCTTTGAATTAGCCGTTGCTGTTAAAGTGAAGGTACCGTCATCACTTGCATAAACCGCTGGGCGATCATTTGCTGTAATGGCTGTTGCGCCTGCAACAGTAAGTCGCGCACGACCACGTGTTTTTACAGTGACATTGATATCACCTGCTGCACCATCTGAGTTGTCAGCTTTAGACACTGCAAAACCCAGGAATGGATCAGCTGCAACCAAAGGACGAGCATAACCTGCTGCGTTTTCACCCACCGCTGCACCTTCATAAATGATGTCAGATGCGATTACTGGGTAATCTTCTTTTTCACCCACCTGGTAATCACGTGGGGTATCTGTTGTTAATGTTGCCATTTGTTAGCTCCTTATTGACCAAGTACGCGAACGTTGCCTTTTGCGTTTGCTTTTTCAAAAGCAGTAAAGGCTTCGTAATCGTTGTTAAATTCAGTACGCAAATCTGAATCCTTATCCCACTTCGCTTGACACTTATCTTCAAACGAAAGCTCAGATTTGCCAGTATCGTCATCAACAACAGCTGGTTCATCAACGGGTTTAGGTGCATCTTTTTTATGCGCGGCAAACGTATCAGTGCGCGATTGCTTTTCAGCAGCCAGCACTTTCACAGCTGCTTCGGCACCGGTTGTTTTGCCATCAAATTTAAGCTCGGTAATAAGCGCTTCATGACCGGCAATAGTCTGTTCTTCCACAGACTTAATGCGTTCACATTCAGCAGTTGCACCAGCTGTTTTACCTTCGTCATACCCTTCTTGACGAATTGCAGAAACAAGTTCACTGCAGTTTTCATCCAGGTAGGCACGATCAATTACCGGCGTTTCGGCTGCCGGCGTGGCCTTATCTTTGGTTCCCATTTTATGGAAGTCCCCTTTAGTTGAGCCGGCCATTCCGGCGATCACTTCTTCGAGTGTAGAAACACGATCTGCCATTCCCAGCTTCACTGCTTCTTCACCCAGCCTTACACCGCCCTTACCGAAATCGGAAAGGACAGTTTCCACCGACACGTCACGATAAATTGCGACATCTTCGATAAATACTTGCGCTAACGCGTCTATAAATTGCTGCAGTTCAGTTCGACCTTCATCACTTTCAGGGTCAGGTCGTTTCATTGGTGATTGAGTTGAAACAAATTCAACTACGTCACTTTCGGCATTTTTACTTACACCAAAAATTGCACCAATTGAGCCCACCATGGCTGTTTTATTGATTACTAAATCATCCGCTGCTGCAGCAATCCAGTAAGCTGCTGATGCACCCATACCATCAACATAAGCAGTAACAGGTTTATCTGAATTTCGAACCATGTGAGCAAACTCAGCAATACCTGCTGCCTGGCCACCCGGTGAATCAATCTCTAAAACGATTGATGAAACTGCCGGGTCATCAAGTGCAGCGTTAAAATCATTTGATAATTGCGAAAGCGAAGTGGCACCACTTATTTCTGTAAATAAATTCGCATATCTGAAGATGGGGCCAGTCACAGGAACAATAGCAACATCCCCTCGCATGCTGACTGTGCGTGTGTTCTGTAATGGTCGACCCAGCTTAGCCGCTACCGCTTCAGGTGATTCATTATCACCACGCGCAATACTAATAATTGTTTCAAGCATTTCACTTTGAATAGCCCATGGCTGACGGGCAATTAAATCAATAGCTGAAACGCGAGATGTTGATTTTAGTGTTGCGGTTATATTTTCAGCCTCTTCAAAAAATTGAATATCTGAAAGAGCTTGCTTCATTGACGAAACAATTGGCTTAAGTTGAGGGTTAAACTTTTCGTTAGGCATTATATTTTCCTTAGAATTAAAAAAGCCTGCTAATGCAGGCTTTTAATCTTCGTCGTTTTTATCCTTATCAGGATCCGGTTCTTTTTCAATTTCCACTACTGTCATTTGTGGTTCAAGATCCGCTTCAACACGTTTTTTATGTTCTTTGCTTCGCTGTTTATGTTTCTGATCCCAATCACCGCCAGTCATTTCAGTGGTGTTTTCAGCCGCAGTACTCCAACCACGATCTTCCATAATTGCACGGCCATTAGCTTCTTTAACCAGGTCGAGTACCGGTTTTGCAGGGCCTACCCATAACGCGCCAAGATAAGCTTTGCGCACAGCTTGATCACGCATAAAACCCGGTGCAGAAATTCGGCCAAGTGCAACGGCTTCATACATCCACGCTTCATAGATAGGTTGGCAGAAGTTATCAGTTAACCATTTACGTCGAGCCCTGAAAAATACCCACGCTTGTTCTAGTGCCGCACGGCTTGCACTATAACTTGAATTAAAACGCTGAATTAAAACCTCAAATGGTAGCTCTAAAGCAACGCCCACCTGGTATAAGATTGCCTGAACAAACGGATCGAAACCTTGATTAGGTCGGCTTGGATCAGCAGTCTCAATGCTTTCGCCTGGTAATAAATCAAGTATTGCGCCAGGTGACATTTTAAAATCTTTATCGGTAGGTTTAGCGCCAGTCTCAGTTGTTGGCTCCATTGCACCTAAACCATCACCAGTTTCTGACTTAACAAAAATAGTGAACATTGCAGATGTTACTGCTGCGGTAAGCTCGGCTTCAGTGTAATCACCTAATTGACGCAACGATTCAATGACAGGGGCTAAATCAGGAACACCACGAGTTTGCCCGGGTCGGCGTTTTCTGAATAAATGTAAAACATTTTGACGATTAGTGTTGCTGCCGTAAGCATTTATTTTTGTCCATTCCGCTTTAGAGGAGCCGCGAATTAATGAACCCGGGTGTTGTTTTAAAATATGGTAGGCAATTGGTGCACCCTGACTATCACGTTCAACGCCACCCGCTATTTTATCGTCATCTGTTTTCCAGTCTGGATTGCAAACTCGGTCAGCCTCAATAAGCTGAATTGCTAAGCTGTAAATGTTGTTTTTACGTTCAATATATGGAAGCGATGCAAAAACATCACCATTTTCCAGCGCTGAACTAAATGCAAGTTCTTGCTGAGCGTAAAAGTTTAATGTTCTTGAAACATCACAATCTTTAGATTCAGCCCATAAACGAAATTCGCGCTCAACTGTAGCCTGCCAATTATCTGCTTCGTCATCAGACAAGCCAAGATATTCAGAATCAATTTGTGATTGAAGCCGTAAACCTGTACCAACAACATTACCAACTTTCGTGTTTAACACGCCAGTTGCAAGAGGATTGTTACGAATTAAATCGCGTGAGCGCTCACGAAGCACTGGTAAATCGGTCAGAATATCACTATCAGCATCACCACCAGAAGTTGTCCAGCTGGAGGTTTGTCGACGTTTTTTTGATGCCCCGGTATAACCACCAGCTAATGCCATGGTCATACGTGCACGCATTCGTTGAGCTCCACGGACCGGGTTAAAATATGACACAACCCGATCTGTAATCGTTGGCTTAATTTCTATTTTATTTCTGCGGCTCATTATACTTTTGTTATTCCACGAACGCGGATACCGCCGCGAGTTAATCGTTGAACTTTTCTATCCCAGTAATCAATGGTTTCACGAATTTCATTTAAATTTGCGCGAGTCATTGTTGTTCCGTTAATAGTGTATGACTGGCCACTTGCAACCTTTTCTTCAGCAGTAAGCCATAACGTTAACTTTGCTTCAGCATCTGCTAATGTAATTCCAGCCATTATCTAACTCCCGAGCTTCTTACTCGTCGTGTACTTTGTTTTTTAGGTGGTTGACCATTATTTGATTGGGCAAACATATCAGCCTGTATTAACTTTTGTTCAAGGTTCTGCCACCACGTTGGCGACTGAGCATGTAATTTAATGCTTCTCGCTGCGTGTAAAGCCATGCTTTTACAATCTAAAAATTCATTACGAACACCTGACTTTTTCTGCCAGACCATCTTGCCGCGAACGCTACGATGTGGCGCTTTTATTTCTGATGTAATTTGCTCGTAAAAATCTGCACGAATACCCTGGTACCAGTGCATACGACCTGCACCGCTACCAAGTAACGTTATTCGACCATGGTCCCCAATCAATAAATCTTTCGCTTTATACGTACCAACAATATAAACCTGAAGGCCGTACTTGCTTGCTTTTGTTTTTGTTTTGAAATCTACTTTTCGCGGAGCACTGTAAATTTCCCGGTTACCATAATCATTAGATGAACCTTTAACGGCCATAACACCATGGCGCTGACGTGTTCTTACATAATGATAAACCGCGTCTGACGTTTGACCGTCCGATGAATCGATTGAAACCGCGCTGATATTTACAGTAAAACCACGTACATGCTTACGTGGTGTAAATAATAATTTATCAAGTTCATCCCATACCGGGTCCT